ATCTTGGCAGAGTAGATTTGGATCTTATTGATAAGAGGTTATTTTTTTCTAGAGTATGTGAAGAGAGAAGAGCAGTGGGAAATATTTCTCACTGCATATTGCAGTCAATCTATTTGTTTGATTTTAATCCAACTTTTTATGTGATGCTTTCGGATCTTTCTACATTTCTTGAAGTGCATTTTGGAGAATCTGTTAAAGTTAATAGAGGATCTGATCAGTTTAAAAATGAATTGATAAGGCAACTAAGAAAAAGACCAGACTTAGTTGAGAGAATTAGAAATTATATTGAGATGGATAATTTTCTTATAGAGAGAATTAGAAACAAAGAAATTCTATGGAACTTTACTTTAGGTAGGATGTGGTAAGTGGAAATTCCAGACATTGGTATTGGTATTAGAAACATTGGGATTCCGGAAGCTAGGGTATTTGACTTACCACCTCCGATAGTTCCATATACCCCAGTGCCTGTCACTGAACAGATTGGTAGTCCAATTGTCAATATACCAGGATGTGTAGAGTTCCATCCTGATGGAGAAGAGCAGTTAGAAGTTGATGACTCTAAGTCTGTTCGCGTTCTTTGTGACGCTGGGTATCCAACTTACAGAGCCTTGGATTATGTACCAGAACAACTGATCATTACTAGACCAGCACCTATTCCTAAAGTTCCACCAGCACCTGAGAGTCCTGAAGTAAAGACACCAGAAATTCCTACCACACCAATACCAGGTGTTAAGACAGTAGAAGAAGAACCTGTAGAGGAAGAGATCCCTTGGGTCGAGGCATATCTTCCTACACCAGAAGCAGCAACTACAACTGCTGCCATCGCTGTGGTCGCTACAACATCAGCACTATTAGCAAAACCGCTGGCAGATCTCCTACTTAAGGTGATCAAACCAACGGTTAAGAAAGTTATTAAAAAGATCTCTAAACTCAGGGGGAAGGACGTAAAGGTCGAGTCTGTAAAGGAGCGCCGAGATCAGCAGCGGATTCGCTCACACGCGATTCGGAAGTTGAAGGGGAAGGAATAGAATGTTTATGTGGTGCAATGGCATTCTTATTCATTACCACCACATCTGCACACACTTTATAATAAGGACTCTTGGGATGGAACATTATACCTTTTTGTAATAATTCACCACAATTCTTGAGTCTCGCAATCTCAAAATCAAGCCTCTTATTAGCAAGTAGTTGTGATCTATATTCGTTGTGATGTTGTACTGCTTCCTTACATAAACTCTGTGCCTTTTTATCCAGAGGGATAGAAAGTGTTGCACTTAAACCTACACTTACATTAGTATTATTTTTTTGTCCAGTACGTGTCGGAATATAATATAAAATCTCTCCCGGGCTATCAGGAATTCCGTCGTCATTATTGTCTGCGTTATTATAAACGGGATCGTCATACATGGTCTCAAAAGGATGACCTTGAGACAGACTTCCTGTGACAAATGGAGTCAAGTTCAGAGTGGGACCTTGACAACTGATCCCATCTCCATATTGATTAGTGATATATGGGCCTTGTAAAACCTGAATGGCTTGGTTGGTCACCGAGCCTGATGAGTTAGCTACTGGGTTTGCTGTAGCACTTACCCCTCCAACATCCGCAGCAAAAGCATTAAGAGGAGAAAAACTAAGACAGATACCACTTGCGATTACTGACTGAATATACTTGTAGTTTCTGTTACGGATTGAATTTCCGTTGTTCTTTCGATAATCGTCTGGTTTTTTAAACCAGGCCCGGTGTACGTTTCTGTAAACTGGAACGCTGCCCCCGGATTTTTGATTGTCCAGTTTGGTCTGTTTGAATGGTCTAAACCAGTCCATGCCGAAGTCACTCCGTTAATAGTATTGGAAGTAGCACTTTGAGAAGGTGGAGTAATACTACTTCCACTGTGCTCTACATTAGAACCGGTGACGACATATTGCCACCCGGTGTTATAGTCCATCGAATTTATAACCTCAGTTACCTTCGATGTCGTCTCTGTCCGGCTCGTCATCGAGCCCTGGGTAAAATTTGGGACCACAGGGACCGCCTGGGCAGGTGCAAGTATGGCACTTACACCCACCACAAGTGTCGCAATAAACCAATTGGTCTTCCCAAAAGTCATGATTTCTCACTATCGAATCGTGAGCTCAGTAACGTGTTGTCCTGTAGCCGTTGTACCCGCGCCACCAGCTGTCAGAGTCATAGAACCATCGGTTCCGATAGTACCAGCCAGATCTCCGGCAGTACCAGCTGCATTACTGGTCATTGAACCGAAGTTATGAACTGAACCTACTGTTGGAGCAGCAGTAGGAATTGCATCAGCCTGGGTGTAACTAGCGGAGTAAGAGAATGTTTCTCCTGAAGTTGCATTCAGTTGGTTTGCGGAGATATTACCGGGAGAATATACTCCACTTGTAATTGTTCCGCTTGTTAACATTCCTGCCGTGGTTCCGTCTGAGGTCCCTACGTTAGTTCCTGACACCGAATATGAGGATCCAATTCTTGTTGCTTGAGTCGCTGCAGATTGAACGTTCAATTGAACACTCGATTGAATTTTGTGGGTAAGATCGGCATGTGCAGGTGCCGCCATCAAAAACATTACAAAAGGCAAGAACCTTTTCATAAGATCTTAGCGAAGAGCTTCACATTATTTAGAGAGATAAATATTCAAAAAACTTTTCCAATGGCGAACAGTAGGGAATTATCCCAGTTTGGAAGACTGGTTGAGATAAAAGATGGTACTCATATTGGTATTGGAACACAATCTGATGTTGCCATTGGGTTTGGTACGATCACGGCTATTCAGGTAGGAGATAGTAATACTGTATATTATGGTGATGGATCTAACCTGAGTGGTAGTGGTTCAAACATCACAAATAATAATCAACTGATTAATGGTGCTGGATATATCACGGGATATACCGTAACAGAATCAGATGTAACTACACATCAGGCAGCACTGTCGATTACTGAGTCACAGATTAGTGATCTGGGAACTTATCTTACAAGTAGTGATTTGTCATCATATGCAACCACCAGTTACGTGGATACTGAGGTAGCAAGTATCGTAGACTCAGCTCCTGGAACTCTTAATACATTAAATGAACTCGCAGCTGCACTTGGGGATGACGCTAACTTTTCTACCACAGTAACTAATAGCATTGCCGCTAAGATGCCTCTGGCGGGCGGTGTTTTTACTGGTGACGTTGATTTTACTGGCGACAGCCATCACGCAGTATGGGACAAGTCGCTAAACAGACTGAAGTTTAACGATGACGCCAAAGCTGCATTTGGCGACAGTGCTGATTTAGCGATTTATCATGATGGATCTGTTAATAGGATAAGATCTGATTTTCTCACTGTCATAGAAAAGAATGATAGTGAAGATATGGCATCATTCATGCCTGATGGTGCCGTAACTCTATTTCACAACGGAACTGCAAGACTTGAAACCACAAGTAGTGGAGTGACGGTAAGCGGAGATGCAAATGTCACCGGAAATGTTAACAGTTCTTCTGATGCATCTCTAAAAGAGAACATTGTTCCTATCGATGATGCACTTAATAAAGTTCTTGCGATGACAGGTGTTGAGTATGACAGAATCGATATGGACGGGGTACATCAGATTGGTGTTATCGCTCAAGAAATTGAAAAAGTAATTCCAGAACTCGTCACTGAGAATGAAACAACAGGTCTCAAGTCAGTTTCTTATGGAAATATTACTGCTGTTCTTATCGAAGCAATCAAGCAACAGCAAGAGCAAATAAATATCCTGAGAAACAAACTTAATGAATTATGATCAAGAATGATCACCGCGAACACCTTCAGTCGTTTGTAAATCATAGAAACGAGATCACGCAAAGGATGAAGGTGTTAGAGGCTGAGTTGACCAAATTGAAAGAGCAGGGTCTGAAATATACTGGTGCTATTGATTACCTTCAGCAAATTGGTATCACTCTAGAACCAGTTGAGGAAGTGGTCGAAGAAGGGGAAGAGGGTTGACGGATACGGGAAACCGTAGTATTATAAATACATCAACGACGCGGGATGTAACGTTCCGTGAAGTTGTACAACTCTCCGTAAACCGAGACCTCTAGGGAGTCTAAACACGTCTCTAATACCAACTCTGGAGGGTAGAGTTGGAATATTTTACTTAGTGTTCCCCGCACTTATACCTAACCCTTTAACGATCAATGGCTCAATCTATTCTTTCGCGGCAACAGTCGCAAACCACTTGGGAATCTTTCTGCGAGTGGGTAACTTCAACCAACAACCGTCTTTATGTTGGTTGGTTCGGCGTTCTGATGATTCCAACCCTGTTGGCAGCAACTATCTGCTTCATCGTCGCCTTCATCGCTGCTCCCCCTGTGGACATCGATGGCATCCGCGAACCCGTCGCTGGTTCACTGATGTACGGTAACAACATCATCTCTGGTGCAGTTGTTCCTTCTTCTAACGCAATCGGACTCCACTTCTACCCCATCTGGGAAGCAGCATCACTCGACGAGTGGCTGTATAACGGTGGTCCTTT